CGTTTCCATTGCCTAATGAGCAGCTTGCGTGCAATGGCGCGCCATTGCGCACCTGTTGGTTCAACAGGGTTGCCGTCGTCATCAAACAAGATGCTTTTAGTCTCGGTTGCGCCGTCGGCGTTAGTGACTTCATACTCAAAAGCCCATGAATACCGATCCTTCCAGGCGAATTTCAACTCGTCCAGAAGCGCGGCGCTTGCCGAGATCTTGCCCAAAGTAAAATCAACCATTGTTCGTTCCTTTCTAATTAAACGATCTGTGTATCAGTTCCCGTGTCATCTGTGAACCAAAGTTGGCATGGTGTTGTGTTTTTGACCCATAATTGGCCATAGGCTGCAACATCACCACCCGCAGCCGCCGCTTCCTTTAAGTAGAAAGGTACATCCGAATAAAATCTTCCTGACTGCACTCGAAGCCTTCGGACACTGTTTACATATATGCCTAAATCGCCAGAGGCCAGATCAAGGTAATCATTAGTATTCGCGCCATAAATCAGTCCGGCTTCCGTATAAAAATCATTGGCGTTCATGTAGACATCACGGCTGAAATCAATGTTTCCACCAGCCTCACGCTGAATCTCGATGGGGGTATCGATGAAAGCGCCAACATCATCGTAAGCATCAATTCTAAAGTCTGATCCTACGTTGCTACCACTTTCGGTCGATATGTCCTTACCAATTCTCCACCTATTTAGGTCGTTGCTCTCAAATAAGATTCTGCTCCATTTTCCAACATCACTGTTCAGGATTAGGTGTGCATCATCAGCATCGCCTACACGGTCTACTTCGAGGTCACCGGCTAGGACTTCTACATTTTTATTAGAATTAAGTCTAAGAGTCGTACTTCCATCAACAAGCCACGCAACAGAGTTGGCTGTATTCCAATCAAAAGAGTCGGTAGTACTGTCTGAGTTCGGTGCAGAAAGTGACAGATAACGGTCATTATTCACGCCAAGATCAGCATCAAAATATAGGAGGGTTTCGGCAAGACCGCCAGAGACTTGTACTGTCCTATTAAAGGTCACCCACCCACCAGCTTCACGGTTGATATGTAGTGGATTGTCAATATAAGAACCAGCGTCATCATAGGCATATAGGTAAAAATCAGAACCTACGTCGCTACCACTCTCGGCTGATGCATCAATACCTAAGCGCCAACGGTCATTATTGCTTGTTTGGAAATTAATACGCCTATTACCATGACCAGCACCAGCATTAAGATTGATATAGTTTTCCCACCATGTCCAATCTTGATAAATCCAAGCCCAGCCGTCACTGAGGTCCCACTGTTTGCTACTATTCAGGTAAAGGTCTAGGTTGTTATCAGCCGGAAGAAAGTAGTCATTGGCATCAAAAAGGTTTATACGGCCTACACCCATGTTGATGTCAAAACCGTTAGCGTCTAGATCACCACCTAGTTGTGGAGTTAGGTCATTGACGAGATCAGTAGGGGGTAGTCCAATGATTGTACCATTAAAAGTTACTGTACCATCAAACGTGGCATTACCATCAAACTCTACACCACCAGCTACAGTGCCACCATCAGCAAGAGACAGTAATTCTGTCTTAAGCCAATCTAGAAATCCCTTCTGAGGGACTGTTCCCATAGTTCGTGACATAACCTAATCCTTAAGTGGTAGTTACATACCCGGACGCACGGGACCTACTGCCTCCACCATTTATTACTGTACTGCTAATATTCTCGTCTCGATCAATGAGTGTATTAGCCATTCTCTTAAGACCTTCTTCAAACTTCTCTTCTGCTTTGCTTGCTCGTTGTATATCGGCCTTAAGTAGGTCCCCATAATATAGTGCTCCATTTACAATAACCCAATCATAACGGGACGGGATATCGGTTGTATCAGAGTGTAGCGAAAGTTCTGTGTGGTCTCTCCAATAGTTATACTTTACGGTATAGGCCTTGTCAGTAACGGGAGTAAGACCAAACTTATTATTCCCGTATGCAAAAACAAAATCGGGCACTCCAACACCGCTTGTAGTATTGTCGTAATCCCGATCCTTATGCCATCTGTGCCAGTCATTCTGGTTCATTTTTTTAATAGCGTAGGTTTGTGTTGCCAGAGTACCATCGTTCTCGACATAAAAACTGTCCCAATCAGCAACCTTGTAATTACTCTCAAAGCCATAAAAACTGGTACCTATAGCCAGTGTCTTTGACTGCTGTTCAACAAAGTGAAAAGGCCATTTGGTTTCCCTGATGCACATTTCTGAAATAGAGTAGTTGACAGCATTCTTTGCTTGAGCGTGTACGCCCTTGACATCTGCGAAGTTGTCCGAAGTTAGTTGAACTTCTTGCAGAGCCACAAGTACTTTATTTACAAGGGACAGATAAGTAGAACTCATTGCCTAATCCTTATGATTGGTCAGCAAATGTTGGGGCAGAAGCCGAGGCAACTACACCGCTTAAAATCCAATTTGTACCATCGCAAACTACACTAACTCTTGTTCCACCTTCGGGAACCAGTACTGTAAGAATAGAGTTTGAGTTTCCATCGCCAATAACCGAGTTAGCAGCAGGTGCATCATCTACATATAGAAGACCACCTAAGTAGAAATTTGTGTCTGAACCTGTGTCAATAATCCAGTCTTGTAGTTCAATGGCATTACCAGAATACACAAAAGTATATTCCAGACCACTAGCTACCGCTGGAAGAGAAATTGTAATGTCAGCTGTAAGATCAGGTACTAGGTGTGTCTTACCACTGTCTGCTGCAAGAACTGTGTAAGTAGTAGCATCAGAAATACTTACCACCTTACTTGATACGTCTGCCGCCGAATTAATTTCAGCCGCTGTTGCTGTAATATCCTGTAGGAGGATAAGTTCAGCCGGATCAGCGCCATCCGTATTCATAATTTGTTCTGATAGGGTACGTGGCATAATTATCTCCTATGTAATAGTGAAAGGGGGAACCGAAGCTCCCCCAGTGTTTTGCTTAGGAACCCGGAGCAGCTACACCCGGAGCGTCTGCACCGCTTACGTCCCACATAAGAGCCCAAACACGAAGCTTACCGCCTGTGAAAGTACCTGTCTGTGTTACTGTAAGGATGTCTACTGTATCAGCTGCTGAGTAGAATACCCAACCAGCGTCAAGGGTTGCAGTAGAATAGTCGCCTACGGATGCACCGTCATAGTCGAAACCGTCAACAAAGTTGTCAACGTCTCCACCTGTTACACCTACGTCAAGAGTAAGGTCTGTAGAAGTACCTGTCATCGCAGTAATTACTTCAACACCACCACCCATAACAATTGTGTTAGCCGGAATATCAAGAACTTCGAAGACGTCAGAAGAAGCAAGGGCAGAACCCTTAGTTGTTACTGCATCTGCGAAATTGATGATTTTTTCAACTAGTCTTGGAGATTTTCCGTGTGGAGCAGCCGCAGACATTACGGCATTACCACTAGTTAGATCAACTGTAGCCATAGTAAGTTCTCCTTTCTATTACTTGTTGACGTTGTAACCGGCACGGAGCAGAGCTTCCGGACGAAGAATCTTACGTCCAAAATACTGCATGCCACGTACTACGTCAGCAAAAGTTTGTTGAGAACGGTAGCTTTCAGTCTTAGTGATCTGAGAAGCTGTCGCAACAGCACTGTCGTGACCGCACAGGATGAAGCCCATGTTAGCTGAGCTACGGGCAGCAGTTGTAGTAATTGTGCCCGGTCCTGTACCGATATACGGCAGGTTGTTTGACTCGTAAAGACGGAAGCCACGAAGCTTACCAGAAGTTATACGTCCGTTCATTAGACCTTCATCACCATAGTCGGCTGAGATCAGCTTAGAGTTTTCGTCAAGTAGCATTTCAACGAAAACTGGGTCCATTACAACCCAACGACCATCACGAGGTACTGAAAGGCTGTTCATCAGACGGTTAAATCTGTTCAGGACAGCAAGAGGAGTAGCATCGTATGTGCCATCCACGCCAAGAACAATACCGTCACCGCCAGAACCTGAACCGAAGTCCGAAGCGTCTAGCTTGTGATCTGAAAGCCATTCGTCTGTACCAGCGTCGTCCGAAGAGTTAGTACCCGGACCAGATGTTCTCACTGTCCATGTACCGGAGACAAGTTCATAACCTGCCATATAGCCAAGAACGTTTGAGTCATACTCGTCCTTAAGGTCATAACCAGCACGGTCAGATGCTAGGTCCATGAAGTCAATGTGTGACTGATGTGCTTCAATGTCGTCGATCTGGAAGGCAAATTCCTTAGCTTGGTCGATGGTAAGTGTGTAGTCTTCATCGGCCAGTTCTTGAGGTGTAATTTGCTTACCACGTACGTAGTCACGGATTTGGATTTCCGGTTCTTTCATAATGCGAACCGAATCACCGTAGTTAGCAATTTCTCCGAAATAAGAACTATTTGTAATATCCTCACAAACGGCTGTCTTACGGAATGCAAGTTGTGCCTTCTGAGAAAAAATAGTCGGGGAGAAATTACCATTTGGCAGGTTGTTATAACCTGATGCGCTTGTAAAGGCCATGGTTATTCCTTTCCTTTATCTATGTTAAGATTGTGTGCTAATGCACGTTAGCAATCCCTATCATCGATTAAGGGCCATTCTTCTCAGGTAGCCATCCGGGGGATCAATCCTAGACGGGGCTGGAATTACGGGTAACTTATCTCTGTTGGCATTGTTGGAAGATAAGTACTAAAGGTAGTTCAAAAGGATATGAATATATACTCTTTTGAAGGCTTTAGGGATATACTTAGCTTACCTTTGCGACAAGTCATACTAGAAGTT